TGCCAGAAGGTTAGGCCATCAACGAGTTTACAGGCAACGATGTCTCCGCCATTGAATTTCGGTGACATACTGTCTCCTTTGATGCGCAGGAGGAAGTCTGCGTTCTTGAACTCCTGAACAATATAATAGTCTTCAATGCATTGGTCTTGAAATATGGGTGTGCCATAGCCGGCGAAAGCGTCATATGGAATGAGCGGTATGCCAGAGTGTTTCTCCGACGGATCCACTCTTTTAGCCGCGATTCCTTTTTTTGCCGGGAAATATTCCGGATGATTCCTCTCGTAGATGCGTTGTTTTATGGTCTTTAGGGCAGTCTCTTCATTGATGTTAAAACGAGGACCTATACCTGTAAGTATCCAGGGATAATTGTACTCTGGATACTCTATGATAAATCTCACAAAATCGAAAGGATGAGATGGAAAGATGAAGTTATTGGTAAAATTGCCAAGTTCAAGGGACGTAATGCCAAAACACTGTGCAATGTTATCCATTTTCTCATACTCCAAATCAAGTATTATCTGGGACAATCTATCCGCTAGTTGTTCTATAGGATGAACTTCGTTAGTTTTTAACATTGGACCTTCTCCTGTTAGTATCCATTGTCCCGAGTATTGGGGATAATTTTCAACTATTTTTTCAATCCATTTAGCTTGTATATCAGTATTGAAGGTTATTGCCCTGGATAACACACCTTTACTAGCACCAATCTTCTTTTCAAGGCCGGTGATAGTTAATTTTTCATTCTTAGCTATTTGCGCTATTCTATCTAATAGTTCTGCCATTTTTCTTTGAAAAGTTGAAAATTATCCCCTAAAATTATTGCCGAGTTGAAAATTATCCCTATATTTGCATCACAGTTGCACACAAAGATAGATAATTTTCAACATAAACCTATTAATATGAGACGTTTTATCCCTATTACTCAGGAACAGCGCAAGGCGCTCTGCAAGATGTTCAATGTCGACAGATCGCATGTCTGGCGGGCACTCAACTTTATCGGTGAATCGGAAGTCAATACCCAAATCCGCAAGGAGGCGATCTCTATGGGTGCCAGAATAGTAGAAAACAGCTTCGTGCCTAACTGCAATACCCGACATACTCAAGAGTTCATCATCCAGACCTTCCCTTGCGGAGTAGAGGTCAGGATATCCAAGAAGGACTCCAGTGCAACTCTTTCTGTGGAGAATGAAATCAGAGAGACTTATCAGGATGTGACTCTGTCTTCGTGGGGTAATATCCTGGATCATGCGGAGCGCATCTCAAGGAGAAGGAGTGCAAAGGCATAAGTTGCGGAGTATGGACAGGGTAACAAAGAACCGTGAGGATTTTGAGCGGATGCAGAGGGAGTGGACGCTTGAAGAGTTGATGCCCCGTCTGAAGAATATCCGTGATATCCTAGAGGAACTGAAGGATATGGGATCTGTTCCGGGAGAGGAATTTGAGTTGCACGGCGGGAACAGAGCCTATCTGACAATAGGCAGGATGGATGAGGCTGATCATTTCAAGCTTATCTATAGCTCGGGCAACAGGACGAACAGGAAGGTTATAGCACTGAACCTTCTTATTATGGACTCAGGAAACGAATAGGAGCAAGCAAGTCCAGCCGGTATAGTTCAATTGGACAGAATGCTGACCGCAGAAGGCGGACAAATCAGAAATCTGGATTCGAGCCCCGGTACCGGCCCAAATGATAATATGGAATATTTAGGAAACATAATAGTTGTGACAGTCGAGGATCTGACCAGGTCTGATGACGGTGATGCTGTGATGACATCTGCTAATTATAAGCAATTAGCGCATCGTGGCAAGTTCAACATCATCCGTCAGGGCAAGGGTTTGGGTCATCCGGCACTGATCGAGTGGTCTTCGCTTCCGGAGCGCTTCAAGGCGAAGCTGAGGGCGAAGTACGGAGACCCGGAGACGGTGTTGAACAGAGGAAATGATATGCTGAAGATTGACGAGGCTGCCCGCAGCTTCTTTGCCGACTATCGCCTTCCGGACGGGAGTGCCCTGAAGAGTGATCATCAGATGGAGTACACCATCAATGCGTCCGTGCTGACCCATATGCACAACTTGAAGAACATCCAGAAGTCACGCCGTGCCATGAGCGGCAACACGACTCCGGTCAATTGGTCTGCCATCATCAGCAGCTGTGAGAGTATGCGCGATGTTTATGGCCATACACTCCCGAAGAATGAGGCTCGCCTTCGTGCGAAGTTGCGTCAGTTCGAGGCTGAAGGGTATGCCTGTCTTGTCAGTGGCAAGCTCAACAATGGCAACTCGATAAAGATTACTGAGGCCGCAGGCCGTCAGATCATCGCTTGGAAGCGCAGCCGTATACCTGTCTATACAGTCAATCAGATATTCGAGAAGTTCAATGCAGAGGCTGAGGGCAAGGGCTGGAAGCCTCTGAAGAGCATCAACACTCTGGTGGAATTCCTTGAGCGTCCGGAGGTGATGGTGCAGTGGAAGGATACTGAGCAGGGAGAGCTTATGACCAAGAACATCTATACAAGGAAGTTCTCCACCATCATGCCTTCAGTCAGGGATGCGGTCTGGTATGGTGACGGTACCCGTCTGAATCTGTACTATAAGCAATATACACAGAATGGCTACAAGGCCTCGTGCATGCAGGTTTATGAGGTGGTGGATGCGTTCACTGAGACCTTCATCGGATATAACATCAGCGAGGCGGAGAATTTCGAGTCGATGTACGAGGCTGTCCGCAATGCCATTGAGAATACCCAGTCGCTGCCCGTGGAGATGGTGTTTGATAACCAGGGTGGCACGAAGAGGGCGGATGCCCAGTTGTGGTTGAGCAAGATAGCCACCTGTTCCAGACCTACGGCTCCGAACAACCCTACATCCAAGAGCATAGAGTCCATTTTCGGCAGGTTCCAGCAGGAAGTCCTCCATGAGTACTGGTATTTCACTGGCGGCAATATAACCGCCAGGAGTGACAGGAGCCGTTTCAATGCGGAATTCATCATGGCCAATGTTGATGCCCTGCCTACAAAGGAGGAACTGTTCAGCATCTATGCCGAGTGCAGGAAGAAGTGGAACAGCATGCGTCACCCGAAGTATGACAAGAGCAGGGCTCAGTTGTATGCCGATAGTGCCAATGCCCAGGCAACGACCCTCACCGACACTCTCCGCCGTGAGCTCTTCTGGCTCACCTCCAGAGAGGAATGCACTTATACCAATGCCGGTATCACCGTCACCATCAATAAGCAGAAATACACCTTTGAGGTGCTTGATGCTGAAGGGCTGCCTGATGTGCAGTTCCTTTCCAACAATGCCGGTCGCAAGTTCATTGTGCAGTACGATCCTCATGACCTTTCTGTAGTCCGCCTGTGCACACGCGACCAGTACGGAGACAAATTCATAACCGAAGCCAAGCCTTACCTGCGCAACCACCGTGCAATGATGGACCAGGAAGAGGGAGAGCGCAGTCTTATCATTGCCATAGACAACAGGAATAAGAAGGAGAGGGTTCGCAGGCAGATGAACAACATGGCCCTTGAGTACGAATTCGGAGTAGCTCCGGAGCAGCACGGGCTTGAGACTCCTCGTTTGAAGGGAATCAGCAGCAAGGAATATGAGAAGTTTGCCGATGAGATTCGGGCGGAGCAGCAGGCCAAGGTGCCAGGGGAGGTTCTTCCGGCAACGATAGGCCAGCTGGAGAAGGAGCAGAGCAATTTCGATGTGCTGAGCATATATGACAGAATGTAAAACCATAAATACAGGCTATTATGATTTCAAATGAACAGAAAGAGATGATCACCGCCAGGCTGCAGGAGTTCATCGCACGTTATCCATCACAGAACAAGGCCGTCAATGCGTTGAAGGGAACGTCTGCAGGTACGGTCTCAAGTATCATCAACCATAACTGGGAGAAAATTTCCGATGCGATGTGGATGCGCATTGACTCCCAGCTCCAGTCCGGAGGAACCTGGAACATCTGTGAGACCGCTGCTTATCAGAGCCTGCAGATACTCTTTGAAGATGCCCAGAGCGAGTCGAATGTGATGTGGGTTATCGCTCCTGCAGGAACGGGAAAGAGTACTGCGGCAAAGGAGTATTCTCGCAGCAACAAGAATGTGTTCCTGCTCCAATGCTCGGAGGACATGCACAAGGTGGACTTCATCCGCGAGCTGGCAGCTCTCATCGGCATCAGTGCACAGGGGCTGACTGTACGTGAGACTCTCGCTGCCATCATCAAGGAGCTGTCTGTGAAGTATGCACCTCTTCTGATTTTCGACGAGGGGGACAAACTTACAGATACCGTTCTCTACTATTACGTGTCTCTGTACAATGCTCTCGAGGATAAGTGCGGTATGGTGTTCCTCTCAACGAATTACATGCAGGAGCGTCTCCGCAAAGGTGTCATTCGTGGGAAGAAGGGATATGATGAGCTGGATTCACGTCTGTGCCGTCGTTTCATCACCCTTCAGCCGATTAACACCACCGAGGTGATATCAATCTGCAGGGCCAATGGATTGACTGACGAGAAGGCAATCAGTGCCGTATGTCAGGAGGCGGCTGAGTGTGCCAATGACTTGCGCAGAGTGAAGAGGAGCATTCACAAGCAGCTCAAGAAACAGTCTTTGAAGCTTCAGTAATAACCGTTCAAACACCGTTCAATGGCAGCAAGAACATTATCAGGATCCCAAGTGATGAGCATCCGCCACAAGACAGTGAGTCTTGAGGGCGAATGGGGCAAGTGCATTGGTGAGATGGACCGTCACGGCGTGGTGTTCATCTGGGGGAATTCCGGCAACGGCAAGAGTTCGGCGGTTGCGAGTCTCTGTAAGGAGCTGGCAAGATTCGGCAAGGTTATGTATGTCTCTCTTGAGGAAGGCACTTCACTCTCGTTCCAGAAGACAGTCAGCCGTTTCGGGCTGGATGAGTGTGGTGCGAATTTCCAGGTGCTTGAGAGTGCAACCGTTGACGAGCTGGATGAGAGGCTGAGCCGTCCGAAGTCTCCTGAGTTCATTGTCATTGACTCGTTTCAGTACCTTCAGATCAGCTACAAACGTTATATCGCATTCAAGGAAGCTCACAGGAATAAACTCCTGATCTTCGTCTCCCATGCGGACGGCAAGCAGCCTGCAGGGCGAGCTGCAAGGAGTGTCAAGTATGATGCGTCGCTGAAGATTTGGGTGGAGGGCTACAAGGCTTTCTCAAAAGGCCGTTTCATTGGCCCGACCGGAGAGGCGGTAATCTGGCAGAAGGGAGCTGACGAGTATTGGGGAATCAATGAAATTAACAAAACAGAAGCATATGAATAAAGATTATCCAAGGCCGTTGCAAATCACGAGGTGGTTGCACCGCCAGGACTGGTTCAAGGAATTTCTCAACCATGTCATTCACGAGAGAAGTGCATCTTTCCTTCAGAAAGTGAGACGTCTGTTAGGCTTGTATGGTGAGGACACGATTCAGGGAGCATTCATATTTGATATCACGTTTGAAGGACAGAGATATTGGAACAAGGTTAACGATTCATTCATTGATTGGTATTATGGCTATGGCAAAGACGAGTAAAGAAGGATATGGAAGGTTCTATGCGCTCCTGCGCAACCATCCATTTGCGGACAAGAATGAGCTTGTCATGACGTACACAGGAGGTCGCACGACTCACCTCCACGAGATGAAGCCCTATGAGTATAAGGAGATGTGCGCTGCTCTTGACAACACGGACTTTTCGGCCCAGAAGCAGCAGCTGAAGAAGGCCCGCAGTGCGGTACTCCTGCGACTGGGGAGACTGGGAATCAACACGGTGGACAATTGGGATGAAATAAACGCATTCTGTCTGTCGCCGAAGATTGCAGGGAAGGAGTTCAGGCAACTCTCACTTCAGGAATTGAAGGACTTGATTCCGAAGCTTCAGAGCATCATCCATAAGGGTGGGCTGAAGCAGCTGAATCCTGATGAAGAGAAGAAAGCAGAACCGGCCAAGGTGAAAGAATCAAAAGCCAAAACAACAATAGTAGTGCCTTTGGTACTTAATTCAATTCAATCATAATTATTTCTATCATGGAAGAACAGAAGACAATTGCAGTCGAAATGACAGCTAATGAGGCGGCAGCCTTTGAGGCGTTCCGGAAGGAGCAGGAGCGCAAAGAACAGCAGGCAAAGTCCAAGAAACTCAGGGAGGAGTACACGGCACTCGTCGATGAAGAGATTGCCCGTGCAATCCCGGAACTTTTGAAGCTTTCCAGCGACATCGCTGCACTCAAGAAGAAAATCTACGGCAACTTCAAGGCTATCCTTGAGATGAAGAGTGAGATTTTCCGTCTCAACAAGGGAAAGGAGATTGACGTGAAGTCCAACACTTTCACCAATACTCAGGGCAATATGCGTATCACCCTGGGAGCTTATCTCCTCGACAACTATCTTGACACAGCTGAGGACGGAGTGGCTATTGTGAAGGAATACATATCATCATTGGCAAAGGATGCAGAGAGTCAGGCGTTGGTTGATATGGTGCTGAAGCTTCTTGCCAAGGATGCGAAAGGAACTCTCAAGGCTCAGCGTATCATCCAGCTCCGTAAGATTGCGGACAACTCCGGAAATGAGCGTTTCATAGAGGGGGTGAAGATTATCGAGGAGGCTTACAATCCTATTCCGTCCAAGACATTCATCGCAGCTCAGATGAAGGACGAGAATGGCGCCTGGAAAAATATTGCTCTTGGAATGACGGAGGCATAGTATGAAACAGACATTAATTGACATAACAGCCACCAAGCTCAGATTGGCTGTCGAAGAGGACCAAAGGCGTCCTGAGGAGTCCCGGGAGGAATCTTCTGCTACGGCTGTGTTTGACGAGGACAGATTCATCGTTGTGAGCGGTTCAGCCCATCAGATGAAGGAGTGTTTCAAGCTCTTGTTGAAGGAACGTCCGGAGCTGCTTTCGGTAATGCGATGGGCAATAGATGAAAGTTATAGATTTTTAGACCACTAATGTTACGAAAACGTCGCGGTTTAAGTTACCAGAAAAGGGTCAAGGATGTGAATGACATCTATGACCGTCAGGCAAAGCTGGGTCTCTCCAACAGGGAGATCTGGCTTCGTCATATCTATCCGAAGTACGGTATTTCGGAAAGGACTTTCTATAACTTACTCAACGCGTCGCTGAATCCAGAGAAGCAGATTGAAGCGGAAGAATTGACACTATTTGACAATGAGCAGTTCGGATAATATCATCAAGAAGATACTGAAGGACATCCGTGTTGAACTGGCTGACGAGTTTGACCAGAATTTTGCCAGACAGGGCTTCTTTTCAGAGGCATGGGCAAGACACAGGACGCCAATGCGCCAGGGCAGTCATATATTGGTAAAAACGGGTAATCTCAGACGCAGCATACGTTCCAATGTGGAAGACCGGGCGATTACCTTCAGTTCAGATCTCATTTATGCGGGCATTCATAATGAAGGAGGAAAAATCCGGGTGACAGCACGTATGAAGAGGTATTTCTGGGCTCGTTATTATGAGACGACGGGAGGGTTTAAGCGCCGGAAGAATGGCAGTCTGTCCAAGAGCAAGAAGCAGGTAGCCCTGTCGACAGAGGCAGAGTTCTGGAAGCATATGGCTCTGATGAAGGTTGGTTCGGAGATAACTATTCCTAGAAGACGTTTCCTCGGCACTTCGCCGGAACTGGAGAAGAATGTGACAGATATCATTCAGAAGAATCTGGAGGAGTATTTCAATACACAGGTTGACAATATCAGGATGAAGTATGAATAAAGAGTTGATTAAAGCGATGGCCGGTGCCATCAGTGAAATAAAGGACGAGAACGGAGATTCTCGTATCAAGCACATTGATCTTTGGAACAGGCAGGTGGAGTTTTTGGACCAGGAAGTTCCATTTCCAAGGCCGGCAGTGTTCTTCGAATTCGGAGAGACTGTCTGGGAGAGCCTGAACTGCGGCAGAGGTGTTGTATATCGGGGCAAGTGCCCGGTAATCCTTCATATCGTGACCGATTGGAGCGGTTATGGCGGTCTTGATGACAGACAGCTTGAGGATCTGGAGCTTCCGGACATCATTGCTTCTGCACTTGTTGACTTGAAGGGAGATGGATTTGACAGTTTTCAGCGTTACAGCTCCATTCCAAACCACGACCATGATGAATTGGTTGAGACAGTTGAAAGGTTCACAGTTAAAATTTCGAAGGTATGAGAGGGGTTTGTAGGATATGTGGTTGTACTGAAGACCATGCTTGTACCAATCCGGAACATGGCAATTGTTGGTGGGTTGATGATTCTCATGAACTATGTAGTCACTGTGCCATTGCTATGATTGCATCAGATCCTCTAACACGACATCCTAAGGATATGTCTGATGAACAAACTGAGGATGCACAATGTTGCACCTGTATTTGGTTTAGTGAAACGGATGACGGAGAGATGTGTGGACATCCGTGTCATATTCAAGCCACTTTATGCTGCGATGCAGCCTGTGCCGATTATGAAACTGAATAGAAAAGGCCCAGCCAATCTGATGAGGCTGGGCCTTTCCCATTTACTTGAGATGAGTTGCTATTGCTGTCATCGCCAAGGCCAATAGAAATGCATCTTTGTCATCTCCTAAATCTTCGGGACTGATTTCGTATTGCCCTGATTCGTTCAAATGAGTCAAAGCAGCGTTTATAGCTTCTTTGTCTTCAGGACTGGCGTTCATTTTCATGATAGACGAAGCGCCTTCTACGACATCATCTTCAATAGAAATAATAATTTTTAACATAATTTGTTGGTTTTGAAATAAAGTATTACATTTGCATTGGTCCTTTCCCGAAAGGGTCTGGGCCAACATAGCGGGAAGGCTTTTATTTAAAGTCTTCCCGCCGTATTTTAAATCCGTCCTTTATTATATCCTTGGCGGAATATGTGTGATCTTGATTTTTCCATATAAGTGTAATATCAGTTATCTTATCCGTTTTTGAAAATTTACACCGGCTATTCATAGCTTTGGCAAGAGAAGCAAAATCTGCATTATCGTTCAATCTGATAACAAGACTTGATGCTTGCTTACGTCCGTCGCGAATCGCTCTGTCGTATGAGTTGAATGTATTGCTTGAATTGTGCTTGTATTCTTGATGATATCCAAGTGTATGATTATACGAATCTGGATTTTTTTCGTGAGGCTTATTGTCAATTTTAGGCAATAAATCAATTGCATAACCATGCTTCTCGGCCAGATATGAAGCAATACTCCGATTCTCGTCTATTTCATCTTTCGATTGAGTGTTATGCTGACGAACTCGTCCATTCTTTACAGGTACTTCTTCATATCCACAAACCGTTGTCTTTAAGAATATACAAGCTTCGCAAAGCTGGTTTGCTGGTATACCGGCAGCAAGTTTCAGTTCTGATTGTGGGCAATTTTTGCACTTGGAGATGGAGTATGGGTTGTAGGCAGGGAATGTGCGCTGTTCTTTGCCAGGATTGAATGCGAACATTTTGCGGGACTTCTCGTCAGGGATAGCCACTTCAGCTCTTCTCATTGCCTCATCATGGTCAGTCTGAGCATATTTCTCCTTTCTTACCTGAGCAACGGTGCAGCGGCAGTTCCAGCCGTTAGGTGGGTAATATTCATCCCAGAAGGAGTCATCTGCAGGAAGAGTGACACCGTGCAATGTGGCATGTTCCGGGCGGACCTTGCCGTCCTGCTGAGTACGGTACTGAAGCAGGTAGTCATCATCTTTCCGGAAAGATTCCCATTTCCCCGCCATCTCTGCAGATGCCTGGGCAAAGTTGTATTCCGCATTTAGGTAGTTGCGGTTGTAGGTGTCATCTATCTTCTGAACATCGTTCAAAAACTGTTCAAATGACTTTCTCTTGCCGTTTTCATCCAGAAGCGAAGGGAAGGCTTCATTGAGTTCGTGAAAGGTCTTCATTCCGGAGAAGATCCAGTCAGAGTTCTGCAGGCGCTCTCTCATAATATCCGACATCCTGGTCTGCGCAAAGGCGGAGTCGAGGATTTCGGCGTGAGTGTCGATGAATGAAGCCACTTCCTGGGCTTCCAGAATCTCCACTCTCAAGCTTGCGCCTTCCTCCTTATAGAGTGCGGACATCATGCCCTTGAACTTTTCTTTCAGTTCCTTCAACTGAGCTTCGGTAATGGACTCATTCTTGGCGGCCAGCTCCTGGTGTTGACCTAGAATTAGGCTGTATCTTCTGTGCAGCCCCTCGTAATCGGAGGGGCTCAGTCGAAAAAACCTCCAAAAGCATTGTTTTGAGGCTTATTTCCTCCCTTTGAAGGGTCTGGCGGAGTAAGTGACTGTACTCTCCTTTCGCCTGCAGGAATGCCGTATTTCTCCTCGAAATAACTGCCATCCACCTCGTAGTTCTCGACGACGAGACGCTCGGCTTGAAGCTGCTGCTCCGGAGTATAGTCAACCGGGTCATCCCATTCAAAGCTGAGGCCTTTTACCGGGAAGCCGTGTCTGACCATTCGTGGCAGAAGCTGGTTGTTCACCACATCCCGGATAACATCACACTGTGATTCTATGAGGTGCTTGAGGACATCCTGATGTGTTTGGGACTGAGAAAGGGAGGAACCGTCATCTATGGTCATGGTCTGATGGAGAATGATCTTCGACAGTTCGGAGTTTGCTCGCTCTATACGCTTGTCATAGACATTATAGCTGTCGCTCTTGTTACTCTCGACAAGCTCTATCTTGGTGCTCTCATCAAAGACTCCCCAGGCCTTGGCGCCCATGTTCTCCATCATCTTTCCAACCTTCTGCTTCTCCTTGTCATCTCGCAAGGAAGTGGTAGCTATACGTATTGGGATGCCGAACATCTCTGCAAAAGTATCCCAGAATACTGCCGCATACTTCTTCGGTATCGTGTGCAATGCACACTTCTCAAAAAGCCCTAGTCTGTCAGGCTTACCTACCTCAATAAGCCATTCCGTATATGGTGACTCTCGAAATGGAACACCGTTATGCCAGTCCTCACCTGGTACTTTTGTAACGACGCCCTTTTCCGGAACGACATGCTTACGTGGAATGAGCTTCACTCCATTGTAGGTCATACGTCCATTGATGTCGGTGCTGACATCTCCTAATTCTATGAGAGAGTGTCCCCAGTAGTGTGATTCCAGTGTATAGTCCAATATGTCTTTGAACCATTCTCTATCGAATAGTTTCTGGACTTCTTCATCTGTCTCTCCGTCCTCTCTTACAAACTTGAATGCACGTGCTTTGACGTAATCGTTGACCTGACCGATGGTACCGCTTACATGACCGTCCAAATCCACATCAGCATATACATCATAAAGACGGCAACGGTTTGGGTTGTCGTAATTACGGGCCATCTGACATGCCATCCTCCAGTTGCTCAAGTCGTGTTCCATAAGGCGGTCGGTCTCCCTTTGGAGGTCAATTACCACCTTTTTCATACGCTTACGGTCTCTTGGATCAGCCAGATTAAAGTCGCCATATTTGTCAGAATGAATCTTCTGATCGGAAAAATATCTTGAGCCGAGGTCTATCATAGCCTGGCCAAGTCTCTGCTTTATGTTCATTACCATACGTGTTTAAGTGGGCGATTTGAGCCACAGTAAATTGGTGTGGCGCTGTTGCCCTGTTCATCTACTTTATGAGGCAGATTTGGAACTACCTTGCCACTCTGCACATCTTCGAGCCATTCGATAGCACGGTCATATCTTTCTTTTCTGATTTCCATCCCCATTTTTTGAGGAGTTGAAGATGTCAGATGATAGAGAGCTACGTCACAGGTTATCATAACCATATGAGGATTCCTGTTCTTACCTTCAGCTGCGAAGATTGCATCCGTATCGTATTTGGGTCTGAGATATCCGCTGATTTCTTCTATTGCTTCAGCCTCTGCTCTCTCTCGGTTCTCGTTGTCCGTCTGTGTCGTTACGTTCAACGCGGTGGTACCGATAACCACTTTGTAGTCTTCAGTTGTGAGAAACATAACATGTTACTTAGTAATGTAGAGGGCTCTGGAGAGAATGTCCTGAATTTTGACGCCTTTCTTGAATCGTCCCTGATGAACGAGAGTTTTGATTGTTTTCTTAGGTACAACCTTGAGTTTTCCGTTCATACACAGTACAAGATATCTGACTCCGAAGTCTGATGCTAATTTATCGGCTTTACGTTTTGCCCTTTTGAATCTGATGGCCCAGATGATTGTCTTGATCTTTCTCATTACCATTTGTTTTTTGGTGACGGACGTTTGCCCATCACAGGTTTGAAATTGCTGGCTCGTGACATGCGTTGCAGTTTCCAGATTGCTCCCTCATCGGCATCCGGAGCATCGTCGTGAGCCGAACTGCCTTTCTCCAGAGCCAGTGTCTGGTCTATGCCGTTACGCATATCCGGCGTATCCTTTTCATCGATGTTGTAGAAGACGAACCCTCGTTCCCACAAAGGAGTGATGTTCTGGATACGTTCAAGTTTATCCGGTTTCTTTCGGTAATCACCGGCAATAGGCAGCTGGTAGCCTCTGCTGTTTCCTTCGGCTGTGAACTCATCAAGGAGGGTGTCCTGGATGAAGTTTGCCTCCATGAACCAGCTCACCTTGGCCGCATCATCACCGAGACGTTCATACAAGTCGTAACACCAGCGCACCATAGCACTAAGTGTTTCCTGCCGTACCCAGCAGGTTATCAGGTGCAGCTCCGAGCCTATCTTTCCCCAGAGGCGGCAGGCTTTATAGTCGTTGGTTGTCTTCGGTTTCAGCGACGGGTCAATGTACAGGACGATGGCATCATAAAGTGACAGTTTAGGCAGCTTCTTGTAGCGTATCCACTCATGCTTGAAGATTTTTCCTGCCACTATAGGGTTGTGCATAAACTCTTTGTTCCACGCGAAGTATCCCATGAATGCCGCAGCTTCAGCCGCTTCTTCCTTCGTCCATTTCTCACTCCATACAGGATTGCCGTTCTTGTCTACGGCGTTAATCTGGCTAACCTTCACGCCCTCTGTTTCGCACATCTTTGCAAGAACGCTGTTCTTGCTGATGAGGTTGCCAATCATTATGAAACGTCCTCGACCCAGGTCAAGGGAGCCGAACAGGGCTGATTTCACCCATTCGTACATATCCTCTACTCGTGATGGGTTGCGGCACAGTTCATCATCGTCAAGGTCATCGATGACGATGTAGTCCGGTCTGCGCTCCATGTAGCGGAGTCCGCGTGGTGACTGTCCTCTTCCCAGAGCTTTGAAGCAACATCCATCCTGTGTCACGAAGCTTCCTTCTGTCCATTCTCCCAGGCTCTTTTGAGGTCCGAAATCGTTGATGTATCTCTGGTTGTATTCCAGTTCAGCCTGCAGGGATGACAGGAGTTCTTTAGCACTGTCTTCAGACTTGCCGACAATGACCATGAATCGTATCTGATTCTGTGGTTTCAGCCATAGGGGCGTGAATACATCGTGATGAGTAGACTTGGCGTGTGCACGGGGCCATTTGCGGACACATTTGAGATTACGGTTTCTACGTATCTCCTCAGCTGCATCATTATGGAATTTAGCATTGTGGACTATATGCGTTTCTCCTGTGTCAGGATCTGTCTGGGTCAGATAGTGAGGGAAGTAGTATTCACAGAATTCATTGTAGTGCGCAAGAAGTCTTTTGATTCGCTTGCGTTTGGCTTCAGGGGTCTCGTTGACGGCAATATCAATACCGGTCGAGGATTGCACTTTCTTACAGTGTTCCCTCCACCTTTCGACAGCTTCACGTATCTCTGTCTGTGTTGCCATATATACTACTTGTTGATTTGCTCAAGGATGTACTGATCCTGTAGTTTGTTGATGGTTTTGCGGAGTTCCGGAGTGATTTCGCTGTCTGTCTGTGCGCGGTACTCCAACCATTTGCTGAAGGCCATGAAAACATCTATGGAGTCAACGACTGTCGTCTGCTTGTCCAGCTTTTGGATGACACTTGAAAGCTTGCTGAGTTTGTCACCCAGTCCGGCAATCATGTTTGCATCCTGACTATCGTTAACTTGATCAATGAGCTTATTGATGGCCAGGAGCAATTTGTTCACAAGCTCCGGACGTGTAATGTTTTTGGCTGCTCTAATCTCCTGCCATCCGTCTTCCTTACACCACTTGCCGACGGTCTGGCGTGTTACGCCTATTTTGTCTGCAAGGTCCTGTATAGAGTACCCGGACACATAGAGGTCTTTGGCGAGTGCTCTTTTCTTTTCGTTTTCTGATTTTGACATACGCGTATTTGTTAAAATTGTCAGTCAAAGTTGCAATATAAAGTCTATGGTTTCAAATAGTTATGAAATGATTGCATACATCTCTGCAACGATTTCAGACTTTTTTGCAAAGCGGCAAAAAACATCCTATCGTTGCAGAAAAATTTATTGCGATGAGAGTAAGATTGTCAAATCACAGTTTGAATTCATACGGGTTCTGGGTGTTGACCTCCGGCATTCTGATGGAGCGTTACAACCTAAATCCCGTACTGCTTTATATGCACCAGAGAGGTGAAGTGATCGGCACGGTGGAGGACATCAAGATTGAAGGCGAGGAGCTCACAGGAGAACTCAAGTTCGATGAGGCATCTGAGCTATCAAAACGTGCCAAGAAACAGTTCGAGTGCGGTAGTCTCCGTATGGTGTCTATTGGTTTCAACATTATTGAAACATCCGAGGACACCTCGATGCTTGTGCCCGGGCAGACTCGTCCTACCGTCACCAAGTGCGAGCTGTTTGAAGTATCGGTGGTAGATATCGGTGCCAATCCGGATGCTGTCCGCCTTTATGGCAAGGACGGCCAGCTGATAACTTTGTCTGATGGCGGGGAATCTCCGCTTCCCCTTCTTAATAACAATAATAAAAAAGAACAGAAAATGGAATTTTTGAAGAAAGTTGCCCAGGCTTTGGGCATGCCGGAAACTGCCACTGAGGCGGAGATTCTGGCAAAACTTGCTTCTGTCAACACCGAGTCGGCTGAGCTTTCTGCTTTGCGCCAGCAGGTTGCTGATATGAAGCAGACCGCAATCACTGCAGCTGTGGAGAAAGCAATCTCCGAGAAGCGTCTTGCTGCGGACAAGAAAGAACAGTTCATTGAGTTGGGCAAGAAGATGGGTCTTGATGACCTTAACGCAATGCTTGGCGCAATGCAGCCTTTCGTGAAGCTGGGAGCGCAGATCCACGAAGGAGCTGGTGAGAAATCTCAGTGGAATAAGCTCTCAGATGTTCCTTCAGACAAACTGATGGAGCTCCGCGAAAACAATCGAGATGAATACAAGAGACTCTACAGGAACGAGTACGGTGTAGAGTGTGAACTTTAATAACCAGTAATCATTACGAAGAATGAAAGCATTAATTTCTATCCTTATGGCTATCCTGTTCAATTGTTTTACAGGAGCCACAATCGGCGCCGTAGCGGGATTTGATCCTGTTGCCGGTGCAATAGGCATGAACGCCATCGGCGTTATTGCAGGATTCGTTCCTGTGCCTGAGGGCCTCCGTGCCGGAGTCCTTACTGAAGTATGGACTGGCGAACTTATAAAGAGCCTGCGTTCAGGTCTTGACGGTTCATGGCTGGATGGTATTCCTGATATGTCAAGTGTGGCCGAAAATGATGTCATCCATCTTGTGGATGTAGGTATCGACCCGGATGTTCTTGTTAATAATGAGACATATCCTATAGAGATTCAGGAGCTCCCGGACAGCGATATTGCAATTAGCTTGGACAAGTTCCAGACAAAGGTAACACCTATCACAGATGATGAGCTTTATGCTGTCAGTTACGATAAGATGGCCCGAGTAAAAGAGTCGCATTCCAACGCTATCAATGACATGAAATATGCAAAGGCAGCACATTCTATCTGTTGTAAGAAGGCAGCTATTGTCAAGACTACAGGTGCTGCAGATGCTGATGGGCGCATGACTCTCACAATAAACGACCTCATCAATCTGAAGGTGGCGATGGATAAGCAGAGAGTCCCAGCTGTGGGAAGGCGACTTGTAATCTGCACAGATCATGTAAATGACCTTCTTCGTACCTCGGAGAATTTTGCACGCCAGTATAATCTTGACCCGGTCAATGGCCGTGTAGCAAGACTTGAAGGATTTGATATCTACGAATATGCCAATACCCCTGTATATACAACTGCAGGTGTTAAACAGGCTCTCGGAACTCTTCCTGCTGCGGACAAGTTCCACTGCTCATTCGCATTCTACACAAATCGAGTCTTCAAGGCTACTGGTTCTACAAAGATGTACTTCTCTGAGGCAAAGAATGATCCTCAGCACCAGCGCAACCTCATCAACTTCCGTCATTACTTTCTCGCAATGCCGAAGAAAGAGGATGCGATGGCAGTTCTCATCAGTGACAAGGCTGCCGCGTAGTCATACTTATGCGCAATAAAATAGCATATCTGGTACTCCACTGCACTGACACGCCAGAAGGCCGTGAGGTAAAGTCTGAAGAGATACGCCATTGGCACACTGACCCGGAAAGCAAGGGTGGACGTGGTTGGAAGCAGGTGGGGTACACAGATATGATTCACTTGGACGGGTCTATTGAAAGACTTGTCGAAAACAATGAGGATGCTTTTGTGGATGGCTGGGAGATAACCAACGGTGCCAAAGGATACAACAGTTGTAGCAGACATGTTGTATATGTGGGTGGACGGTCGAAAACCGACAAGAAGCCCAAGGACACAAGGACTCCAGCGCAGTTGCAGGCTATGAAAGAATATGTCCTGGATTTCCATAAACGCTTTCCTGAAGCAAAGATCATTGGACACCGTGACGTTGCTGCCAAAGACTGTCCGTCATTTGACGTCAAGCAATGGCTGGCAGAAATCGGTATAAAACAGTAATTCTTATGAACAACCTTGCAGAGTTTCAGTGGCTGATTGATGCAGCCATAGGACTAGCCTCTTCCATTGCCGGCTTTTTCATTGGCCGTCAGAAAAAGAAGAATGACTTCCTCAGTGAGCTTCAGTCATCCATCGACATGCTATCCAAAAAGAATGCAGAACAAATGGATGAGATTCTCAAGCTCCGAGAACAGGTGGTTATCTTACGGGAGGAGAATCTTGAGTTGAGAAAGTCTCAGGAACGACTCATTGTAGAGAATACACAACTGAAGGCGGAGGTAGTCCAGCTCCGTAAGGAGAATAAGGAACAATCTGAACGTATAGAGCAACTCCAGGAGCAGCTTCGTGGAGTCAAGACAATCACCAAATCAAAATAATGAAATCATTCCGTTTCATAATAATTTCTTTTGCCATCGTCGCTTGTGCTGGGTGCAGTCCTAGACTGTATCCCAGCCATAGTGGCGAAACTTCAAGAGAGGTGCGTGACACTATTAAGGAGACTATTCGGGATACTGTCTATTATGCGGAGCCGGACAGCACGATTCTTTCTCTTCTTATAGAGTGTGACGAAAGAGGCAAGGCCCAACTGAAGGAAATAAATCAACTGCGGAATTCACAAAGGGCAGTAACTACCATAACGTCCGAACCAGATAACAAGATGGTTGTGAAAACGGTTGTTGATTCGATGGGAATCTATCTACAGTTTAGGGAACGCTACCATTTTCATGAGGAGAAGGAGACCAAATCTGTGTCTGATGTGCAGATTGTTAGAGAGGAGGTAAACATATTGAAATGGTGGCAGAAAGTTATGATTTGGCTAGGTGTTTATGGCCTTATCCGCATTCTGTATTCGATTATAAAATTTGCCTCCCGTCTTACGGGAACGTCATTTTTCAAATAACATTCAAACAATATTCAAATGGAAAAATATATCAATGGCAGCGACATTCTCGTGATGTTCGACGATAAAGCGACTGGTCATAGCACTTCACATACCAGTACGTTCTCCACTGAGACAAAAGATGTGGCAGTGAAGCCAAAGGCTAGTGAAGCAAAGTCATCCAGTGGCTTGTTTAAGCGTAAGAGGGTGACTGGCCTCAGTGTTCAGGTCAAGTGTGATGGTATGTGCGTATATGGCGAGACAGAAGCTGGTCTCAAGCAGTTCCTCGCTAAATGGAAGGTTGGTGAGAGCGTAAAGATTTCATGCTTCGAGCGTGGAAAAGACGAGACACCTTATCTTTCTGGTAATTTCATCATTTCGTCTCTTGAGACCACTGCGGGAGCTGGAGAAGATGTTACATATTCTGTAACCTTTGACAACGATGGCGAAGTTAATGTCGATGAATCAAAAATTGATACAGCAACCGTAACTGAAGGATAGCTATGAAGACGTTGAAAATTAGCGGTAAGGAATACCCTTGCCGTGCAACAATGGGCTCTGCTCTGCGCTATAAGCGTGTTACCGGCAAAGAAGTGGCAGAATTGTCAGGAGATGATCTTTCTGCACTTATCATCTATATCTGGTGTTGTGTGGTAAGTGCATGCAACGCAGACAAGATAAGCTTTGAAATGTCTCTTGAGGATTTTGCAGATGCTATGGATCTTGACTCTCTTAATGATATATTTCTTGATATGACAGAAGAGAGCAAAAAAAAAGCATAGACAATCAAGAGCCAGAGACTATTGAGTCTTTGTTGGGATTTGCGTTGGGGTGCATGGGGATGAGCAGTGATGACTTTGAACGATGTACCCCTACCGAATTCTCTGAGGCATGTAACAAATGGCAACAACATCAAGAGATGGAAATGCGTCGCAGTTGGGAGCAGACGCGATTCCTAGCCTTGATAAGCCTCCTGCCATTTAGTAAGAAGCCGATACATCCTGAAGATATCGTCACGTTTAATTGGGATAAAGAAAACGAGACTCAACCTAAGGTAACGGAAAAGAGCACAAGAAAGAGAATGGAACGTATGAAGGAAAGAATGTCACGCTTTACGGGGATCACCGAAACGTCTGTCAAGACGAATGGCACACCAGACAATGGCGATGGCGCCCAATAACATGAAGATGGTGCTTGTTGGATTTATCACAAACAAGGACCAAATACTCTTTAAGAGTTCAACGATATTGTTAACCAATTCATACATAACACTGCAAATATAATAAAAAATGGCAAATACGGTTACATTCAAGGTTAAAATTGACGATGCTGGAACCTTCAAAAAGGTGGAGGTTGATGCTGATGAGCTGGGTAATGCCATTAATTCCGTCAAGGATTCTGCATCAAAACTGAAAGCGGAATTTGTCAATCTGGCATCAGTCTCTCAGATCATTGAGGGAGTGAGCAGTGCTGTACAGCAGTTGAATGGTATCTTCTCGGAACTTACTGGAGCATATGCGCTTCAGTCTCAAGCTGAGACACGTCTGGCGCAAGCTATGCGAAATACGATGGATGCTTCGGATGAAGAGATTCAATCGATCAAGGATCTCTGCGCAGAACAGCAGAAGCTCGGCATCATAGGCGATGAGGTGCAGTTGGCAGCAGCCCAGGAGTTAGCAACATATCTGGAGTTTTCGGATAGTCTCAAGACTATCATTCCAGTATTGAACAATATGGTCGCCCAGCAGTTGGGATTAGGGGCAAGCGCTGAGAGTGCTACCCAAATTGCAACTATGCTCGGCAAAGTAATGAATGGTCAAACCGAAGCGTTGTCACGCTACGGTTACAAGTTCGACGAAGCACAGAAGTATATTCTTCAGTTTGGAGAGGAAGCTGAGCGAGCTGCAGTTCTGGCTGCAGTGGTCAATGAATCCGTTGGGGGTATGAATGAGGCAATGGCCGCAACTAAGCCTGGCCAAATGCAACAGGTTGCTAATTCAATTGGCGATATAAAGGAGCAGATGGGTGCTGTCCTTTCATCAGCGATGCCAGTTGTGTCAATATTCTCAGAATTGACAATGGCAGCCAGCGGAATTCTTAGGTTGGTGCAAGCTTTCAAAGCTTTGAATGTACAGAATCTCGCCACAAAAGTCAGTGCTATGGGTGCAGCTGCAGCCCAGACCCTACAGGCCACTGCTGCAAAAATTCTTGGGGTATCTAATTTCACTGCAGCCAATGCTACGCGTGCCCTGAAGGTTCAGGTAATGGCTCTTGAGGCTGCTCTGACTCTCGGTCTGTCGGTAGCAATAACAGCTGTGGTATCGTTGCTGGGTAGCCTGATAGGACGGTCAAAGCAGGCAGCAGATAACATAGAAGAAGTTGATGATGCCCAGCAGGCATACAATGACACCACATATCAGTCAAGACTAGAAATTGCAGGAGAAATAGTTGCACTTGAGAACCTCATAAAGAAGAAAAAGAGCGAAGGAGAAAAGGTCACCGAACTGAATAGCAAGTACGGTGAGGCCTTCGGTTATTACAGTACGGCATCTGAATGGTATGATGTATTGAAAGCTAAGAGTGCCGACTACTGCAAGCAACTTGGCTATGAAGCAAAGGCAAAGGTTTTGGCTGCAAAGTCGGGAGAGGCACAGGTTCAACTGGATGAAATCAATAAGCAGATTGAAGGATTTCAAGGCAAGAAGACTCGCAGAAACGGTAAGAATACTAAAGAGTATCAGACCCTCCTCGATCAGCGAGATGCACTTTCTGCAACAGTTGTGGACCTTGACAGTCAGTATCGTGATTGCCTGACATCGGCTCAGCAACTTGCTGAATCTATGACTTCAGGGGCTGCAAAGACTTCTGAGGCGATAAGCTGGCAAGAGATGAGTCTGGCAGATCTTACCAAAGCCATTCAACTGCAGAAGGAAAAGGTGGAAAGTCTCGCCGGCACTAATGAGAAAGCAGCGGCAAAAGCGGAAGCAGCTATACTCCGACAGATGCAGGCAAGGCAGAAAGCTCTGCAGAAATCCTATGGCCTTGATACCAATAAGAAGAGTGAGTATGATGGATCATCTTTCATTAGTGGAGCTTCATCATATAAAGAACTTGGCAATAACATCAAGTATTACCAGGAACAGCTTGAAAAGACATCCCCTGCAGAGAAGGAAGAGATTAAACGTCTTTCTCAGGAGATAGCTGTATTGAAAAAGGCTCAGAAGGAGATAAAGGATATGCAGGAAGCTGCTTCGCGGCCTGCTGAACTTAATAGTCTTGAGGAGATTGATGAAGAGATAGCATATCAGCAGTCATTACGAAAGAGTGCATCAGCTGATATGATTGCCGGTATCGATGCGGAAATAAAGCGTTTGAAAAATCTTAAAACAGCATTTGAAGACAGCTCGCATGTTTCATTGTCTATTGATCAGATAAAGACATACGAACAGCTTGATGCCGAGATAGACTTCTACTCAAGAAAACTCAAGACAGCCTCGGAGACTGAGCGTGTTGAGATTCAGAAGCAGATAAACTCTCTTAACGAACTGAAAACTAAATGGGATGATGTTCTCAATGAACTGAAACGTCCTGGAGATATCTCGACACTGAATACTATTGAGGAATTGGACGAAGCTGTTGCCTACTATCAGGCTATACAGAAGAAACAGTCTGGTGAAGAGATACAGCAGACACAGGCAGTCATAGACGCCCTGAATAAGAAGAAGGATGCAATGATGTCCTTCACATCCATTGGCGCAATGCAGAAGGAAGTTGCCCGTATCGATGGAATGAGCGGCAAGCAGCTGAAGATGGAACTCGAACTTTTAGGGTTGGATGGTGTGAAGAATAAGATACGAGAGCTCCAGAAGATGCTTGATAATACGGAGAACCCGCTGGATGATTCACAACGTGCTTCTGTGGAAAAACTCATTGAGTCCTATTCGTCCTATCAGAAAGTTCTGCAGAGAAGTAACGTTACAGTATCTCAGGGTTGGTCTGCTATAAAAGGTATCGGTGATAGTGTATCAACACTTACAAGCACTCTTGAGGGTGATGGAAATGCTTGGGAAAAGTTAAGTTCTGTAATTGACACGGTACTCAGCCTTTATGATAACTTCTCCGGTATTATTGAGATTATCCAACTACTGACTACAGTTACGAATGCTCATACAATTGCTAAACAGGCAGAGGGCGTTGCCGAAGCTGAGACAGCGTCATTGGCTGTAGCTGGTGCGGCCCAAACAGTAGCAGCTTCATCAGCCGTAACAACGGCAAAAGAAGCTGAAACGACTACGAATGTAGCAGCTGGTGCATCAGGAGCCATTGCCGCTCATTCAGGAATCCCTTTCGTCGGTATTGCCCTGGGACTTGCTGCAGTTGGCGCCATCATCGCCATGATGGCTTCTCTGCCAAAGTTTGCAAAAGGCGGTATTGCATACGGTCCCACGCTAGGACTTTTCGGAGAGTATTCAGGAGCGGCGAACAATCCGGAAGTGGTTGCCCCACTCGATCGCTTGAAAACCCTTATTGGAGGTAATAACGGCGTTTTGGAAAATGTCCAGTTCAAGATTCGCGGCCGCGACCTTGTGGGCATCATAGTGAAGGAACAACAGATAGCATCAAGGGTTGGATAATAATGGCACTTGGAATTAGATACAGCGGTTCTTTCCTCTCGCAGAGAGGCGTTACCTGGAGGGTGGATATTCTCCAGGAAGGTTACGGTGGTACACAGCCTGGGAAACTGATTTTCCCGGCCGACACCCCGCTTGAAATCTCCTGGGGAGCTACGGATAAGCTTACCCCGGTGCAGTGTTCATCGGCCACCCTCAAGATAATAAGCGACACGGACCGCCGCTTCATCGACCTTTATACGGTCGAAGTGGGGGCAGTTCGGATGGATGTCTATCGTAATGGCACCCTATATTGGAGCGGGTCCCTGGACACGGAACTTTACGAAGAGCCCTATTCCACCGCCGACGGTTATGATGTCTCCTTGACATTCTCCGACTTTGCCTGTCTGGAAAGGTTGGACTGGAGCGGTTCCGGGCTTATCACCGTGCGTGCCTTGGTTGATTCGTGCCTGGCTCAGTCCGGAATCAATTATCGCTCCCTTGATGTTTCCTATATCAGCACGGTGATTCCCGATGGCATTTACAGCAAGATGACCTTGCAAGAAATCTATGTCCTGCAGGAAAACTTTTTCGACGAAGACGGGGAGGCTATGTCCGCCCGGGAGGTTCTCGAAGAGACGTTGAAGCCTTTCGCCCTCCGGATTATCCAGAAGGCCGGGAAGGTGTGGATTTACGACCTGAATGGGCTCCATTCAAAGGACGCCGTCCCGGTTGAATGGGATGGCGTGGATGCGGTCCTTTCGGCTGATCAGATCTACAATAATGTCAAAGTGACATTTTCCCCCTATGGGGATGCCGAAATAATGAAGGGCAAGGTGGAAGAGGACCCTACGCAGACCAATGAAAATGGAATCTTGATACGCCAAAACTATCATACCAACAATTTCGGCTACCCTGATGCCCTGGAAGGATTCCGTCTTCATTACGATGTTACGCATGAGAGTAATATGGAGATTTCTAATGGAGCAAAGTTCTTCCAGATTAACTCCATTTACAGCGGGCAAGATGAGACAGGAGTTATCGCCTCCTTCAAGCAAGGGGACGCGGCCGTCGCTGAGGAAGATGGGGCTAGTGGAAAAGTCCACCAGCGGCTCATTGTCCCCAGAGACTGTGGGAGAATCGCCACCGGTAATGTTAATTCGTCCACGATTATCACGTGCCCTCGCGCATTTCTTGGGTATGTTTCATTCCGGAGGATGGATTACAAGCTTCGCATTAATCTGGACCTCCTTTTTGATGTCCGTTATAATCCTTTTGAACAGGAGGGAGATTTCAATGATAATGCAAAGTGGTATAATGGCCTTTTTAATTGGTCAAGCCATGACGGCCCTTACCAGAATATGCAGGACTGGTGCAACTTTGGGTATGTACCGATAAAACTTTCCCTAGTGGATTCTGCCGGCAATGCCCTGTACCATTATGAGAACCGAGGTATCCTGGATACTGACGGTTATGACCATTTAGCCAATGGGAGGTGGGTGGCCGGGGCCGCCTCATGGGGTCACGCCTACTTGTGCTATTATGACTTTGATGATCGCAAGAGCAAGACCGGTTTCGGCGGCTGGAAAACAAACAAACAGACCATCGGTTATTTCCGCGATGCCCTCCCGGATAAGTGGAAGACCATTGATGATGGGGAATACATTGATCTTCCCCCTGCGGGCGGGTATCTGCTCCTTGAGATTGGGAGTGGAATTCATCAGTTTGACTATCAGAGGGAGGTAAAGGATATTTACAAGTTTTGCCGTTGGGTTGCCTATAAGAATCCAATAATCACCCTTTGCAAGAAGAACTATAAAGAAGCCGAGACGGAAGATATTGAGGATATGGCTTGGTTGAACAGGGCGGCAAAGGAAGAGTTGACTATTGATACTAAGCTGGGAACAATCACCCAGAGCCATGGCATGCCAAACGCTAAGGGCCAGATATTCAAAAGTGACGGCTCCATCCGAGATAAGTTCATTCGGGCCGGGGTGACCGCCCGCCTTGAGCGACTGTTGATAGGGACCGCATATAGCCAATATGCAACACGCCACGACACCCTCTCCGGGACAGTTAAATTGCTGCCGTCTTTTGACATCTATTCTGATGCTGCTACACAGGGGAAGTTCATTCTCCAGTCAGAGAATCAGAACTGCATAGAAGATACTTCTGAGATTGATATGACGGAATTCTCAGAGGATAATTATGAAGGTATTGAATTTCATTGATGAAGAACTATAATGTCATAACCACCGGTAAGGTGGCAGTTCCCCGAAGCAAGCGGCTCCGGGAGGCCGGCGGCTACCAACAGAACTCGGGGGGAACCGTAATCAATACAGGCGGCGCTTCGTCCTCATCCGGGAACTGCGATGGCCATACACATACCAACAAGGCAGCGCTGGACGCAATCAGCATCGATAACGAAAATTACCTCTACCTGAAGCAGAAACCGGAGGGCGCTACCGATTCTGAGACCAATAAGGTCAAGGCTGGCTATGCCGATAAGTCTGCTGAAGCGGACCACGCAAAGGAAGCGGACCACGCGAAGGAGGCCGACCATGCCAAAGACTCTGACCGCTGGTCGGGGCATGTTTTCAAAGACTACCTTGACCAACCGGTCCGGGAAGAGGATATTGTCAGGTTCCTTGCCGTTATCGCGGACGCCTTTATGACATCTAACTATCAGGAAGGCGAATCTGGCGCAGGGATTGATGAGGAAGGGAACGGGGAATTCAAGAACCTCCTTGTCAGGGAAGTCGCGCAATTGACCCGGGCAATTGTTGACATCATTAGCTCCAGGAACTTTGTTTCCGGGTTCCCAGAGGGGAAAGGCTGGGCCATCACCCCACGTGAAGTCGAGAATGCCGCCGGGGTCAAGCAAACGAAATATGAGCTGGAGATAGATGACATTGTGGCCCGTGGCACCATGCGGGTCTATGAGTTCATTATCTCCCAACTGCTGGGGATGAATGGCTCCCACATGGTGACCGACATGATGCGGGTTGACCATATTGACCCGGAAACGCATACAATCTTCCTGGATACGGATGGGGGCGTGCTCTATAACCCTTTCAGAGCCGGTGACCTTTTAATGGTGCAACAGTTCTCACAGGGGGATACAATCATCAAGCAGTACCAGCTGCAGGTTGAGACCGCCTCTGTTGGGAACACCGCCGACGGTGAAAATCGGCTGGACCGAATCACCTATACCAATTTTGTCGGGGACGTGTCTACGGTGGCCGCACGTGATGTTTTGACGCGGGTTGATTCGGCTACGGACAGCGACCGCAAGGGCACCATCAAGATGACATCCGTGGAATCCGGCTCCCCGTATATTGATGTAATATATGGGATGCTAACGGACCCGGACAACTCCTTACGGCTTCGCCTTGGGCGGTTGACCGGAATTATAACCTACCTCTGGGGGCAGCTCAGCGGCTATGGACTCTATTCGGACAATGCCTATTTAACGGGCGAATTTCGATTGAGGAACGGGAAGGATGTCCGAACCCAGTTTGACATTCTGGAGGGCAAGATACAGTCTGCTATGCAGAGCCTTGTAAACACCTTTCAAGAAGAGGATAATTACCTTTCAAATGCGACGTTCAAAGATGATCTGAGGGACTGGATCCCGGCCGACACCGGGGCGATGTATATGGTCGGAGACGGGCTATTGGATATTGTCTCCGGGTACTACTCTGATAAGGAAAAAGTCGCGGAGGCCGTAGAGTATGACGGGCGTCTGATGCTTAGGATTAAAGAAAGTTCCATCGCTCAGGCCAACGCATCTATCCGGAAGCCGGAAAATCTTGAGGACAATAAACTATACCTTACAATCAAATACAGGTGCGAAGAGCCTGGCACTCTGACGGCCGGTTTTCAAGGGACGGACATATTCATTTCCCAGCAGTTACAGGCTACTGATGACTTTGCTACGATTGAGGTCAGCGGACGATGGAATGGAACCGGTGACTTCCGGATTGCATTCACGGGGGATATTTATATTGAGACCCTGATGCTGACAAATCACCCTCTTGAAGACTATAAGAAGGAGGTATCAACGCAGTTCGAGCAGACCGCCGAGCACATCTTGGCCGTAGCCACCCGTGTGACATCATTGGAAACGGCCAGTGCAGGGTGGATTACCACGGCTGACGGAAACCGGCTGTGGGCCAGCAAGACGGTCGTGGATGAATTGGGCAATACGGTGGCCGCACATACAACTCAACTGTCACAAACGGCGGAGCAGATAACGGCCATAGCCACTCGCGTCACATCGCTTGAGACGGCCAGCGCCGGATGGATTACCACGGCTGATGGAAACCGGCTGTGGGCCTCATTGGACTCCTTCAACGAACTGACCGGAACGGTTGACAACCACTCGACGCAAATATCCAATAACGCCACTTCAATAACGAGTGTGGCCAGCCGGGTAACATCCTTGGAGACGGCAAGTTCCGGATGGATAACGACAGCCGATGGAAACACGCTGTGGGCTTCGAAGTCCCTTGAGAGCGGGGATAGTATTATATCCTACATTAACCAGAGCGCGACCACGCTGACAATTTCCGCCAGCAGAATCAATATATCAGGGGCCGTTACATTCAGTGCGTTTGACTCCAGCCTGCAGAATACTATCAACGGCAAAGCGGATAGCAGTTCACTGGGTGCCTTGGCCGGAAAGAGCAGCGTTGCCTGGTCGGACCTCGCCGCCGCTATTCAGGGCATCATCGATGGGAAGGCGAACAGTAGCTCTCTCGGCGCTTTGGCCGGAAAAGATGTAGTAAGCCTTTCGGACCTTGGCTCAACAATTATCGTTGGCGGGTATCTCAAGACAACGCTCATCAATGCTGAGGCCTTGGTGGTCGGTGTCATCGATACCGCCCCGTCCGCTACAAAGAATAAAACCCGTATTGACGGTGACGGGTTAAGTACATATGATGGGAATGGCTATCGTAAAATCCGGATTGACAACAAGACCGTTGGCATGTATGAGGACCTGCTTTTCCAGAAAAGCCCGAACTATTTGTCCTCCGGGCTGACTAAGGAGCGGAATACCGGAGTTTATGTATATACCGACAGACAAAACATATATTTCCCCGATGAGCTGTTTGCATTCCTAAACCTTGGCTATTGCGACAAAAACAGCATAATCCGAGTGGATTCCATTGCAATGACCATCAAATTCTCCTGCGCGAATGCGAACGTGCATATGTATATGTATCCGACGCAGTTTGTGTTCGGCTTATACAAAGATGGCGTGCAGGTGGCTGGCTTTAACGTAAGCGTCAGTCCCATTTCTCTCGTCGGAGGTGGATCAAGTTCCGTTACGATTACGCCCTCACTCAATTATACGGTTACGGAGGATGGAACCTACACTATCCGTGTTTATACATACAGGAATTCCGGTCCTGTAACCAGCACCTCTAATTGCTATATGTATAGTTCAAGCGGTAGTGCGACAACTTCCATTGACATTACCTCCGTTTTCAAGTTTTCCCTATCAAGGACTAATTATGAGTACACCCATATCGGCGACGACGGCCTAATGCAGGTGATGTCTGATGGCCTTATGTTCTCAAACGGGACAGACTTTGTTGTCAGGAGGGGAAACTACATGCTACGTTTGTCAACCACGGGAGGGCTCCAAAAATCAGCCAATGGTGGTACAAGCTGGACATCATTATAAACAACCATAAAAGAACAGTAAAATGAAAGTAAATTTTAACATCAACCTTGTGGACTTCTTTGGCCGGGAGCTGGTTGCCCCCGGTGGGGAGAAGCTTTCCCTGAAGAACGACCTTCTGAAAATTCTCTTTTCGCTGGGTTCAGCCGGTTCGCTGAGCAACGAAGACAAATTCAAGGCATACCAAATCGGCCGGAAGATTGTATCTGGAAAGCAGGACTTCACTACGGAGGAACTCTCATTCATCAAGGCCCAGGCGGGTCCGTATATGACTGCTGGGTCATACGGGCAGCTGTGCGATGTGATTGAGGGGACCCCACTCCCGGAAAAAACCGTTTAAACAACAATTAAACCCCAATAATATGCAGATTGAAAACACAACCAAAGTCGGCATCTCGAAAGTGAAAGATGTGACTATCCGCTATTCAGTGAAGACCTGCAAGGACGGTGCACCGGCAGAAGTGCTGGCCACCATTTCCAGGGACAGCGGAATTATCGGCTCCGCAAATGCCCGCCCGAATGGGACGCTCGGCATTTCCATCAATGAAGGCAATGGCCTTGACAGCAAAACCCGCAAGGCAGTCGTGGACAAGATCCTGGACGATGTTGCGGAAGAGTTCCCCGAGGTCGAATAATTTAGTTCAGTATGTTAACACAGGCAGAAATACATGCAATTGCCCGTGAGGTTGCCTCCATTATGCGGCAGACTTCCAAGAGCGTTGGGGATGTCCCCGAGGTCAGCGACCTTACAGGCATTTCATCGCTCCCCGCCCTTCGGTTCAACGGTGGGGTCCCGGAAGTTGTCCGGGCAAAGGTGGGCGCACTCCAGCAAGTTGCACTGGATGCTGTCTCCGCTGCCGTCAGGGGCGCTAATTCAGCAGCGGCAGACGCACGTTCTGCTGCAGCCGTGGCTACAACGGCGAAAGGAGCTGCGGAGACGGCAGCGCAGGGGGCGCGTGACGCCACGACGGCAGCCAACCAGTCAAAAACTGACGCAGACGCTGCCGCAGAAGTCTGTAGGGCGGCAAAGAATGATGCAGACCGGGCGACGGCAAGCGCCACACGTCAGGCCGAACTGGCGGCCGCTGCCGCTGCACTCGCGGAAGCCGCAGCCGCAACAAACTCCCAATCCGGGCGTGAAGCATTGGAGGCCGCTGCCAGAGCACTGTCCGCCGCTGCCGCCGCCGAGGCGGAGATTGCCGAAATGCGAGAGCTGGAGGAATCCATTTCCGGAGCTACTTCCATGTCCCCGAACCAGATGCGCCTCAGCTATGCGGCAAAGCTGACTCTTGGGAATCCGTATGTCCAGAAGATAGTGGCCACTCTGCTGCCCTCATATGTCCGGCAGAACGTACTATTCCTGGGGGATGACGCGGCCGTGACTGTATCTCCAGACGGGACTGTCTCCCCGCTTAAGGTGGGCACGTCAAAGGTTCATGTTATCCCGACCCAGGCAACCCACCTTTATAAGACTATTTCCATTGAGGTCCAGGCTCCGGCAATTCGGTTGACCTCATCCGGAGCTATGCGCTTAGATTCGAGAGGTAGAATCAGACTTACTTAATTTGAGAAAACGATGACACAAGATCAAGAAACAAGAGTATTGGAAATGCTGGCCGCTTTTGAGGCCGGCAAGAAAATAGGAGAGCTGGAATTTGCATCCGGGGGCCCGGGCGAAGTCCAGATTGAAGTCCTTGACACTGACGGTGAGACCAAGCGGATGAATTTATCCGAGGCCGTAGCCGCCTCTGAGGTATGTGGCCGGTACTGGGATACCACCCTCAGCACTCCCCGTGCCGCAGGGGTATTCGGCAGTGTCAGCCTGCTCAGACAGCTTCCGTCGGTACTGGGCCTTGGCTGCTATCTCGTTCAGGATGACCACTCCCGCCGCAAACTGGACCCCGTGAACCATTACCTGTTTGAGGACGGGGCACCGGCCGCATTGGACGGTTCGATGGGGCAGTACATGTGGGGATGGCGCCGCTATTTCTGGGTTTCAATCTGGAAAGAGGGAAAATACCTTTATGAAGTGGCTGGCTTAAAACCGATTCTCGGGAAGCCATGCTATAAAATCCCTGTTGCATCCAAGGGTGCGGGCAACCACGGTGTGATGGACCGTACGAATACGATTCTTTGCTCACTTATCTCGCAGGCCGAACAGTACCGTGGCGGGGGTGGTTCCGTGCTCTCTTCCGGTAATATGTCGGAGGAAAATGCATCGATGCTGGGCTATCCGGCCACAAATATCGCAACCCAGAATTTTGAGGTTTATGGAGCAAAGCGCGGAGTCGGCTGGGGTGCAGGCTGGGGCTGGATTGAAACCGTGACAATGCTGCTTATGGATATCATCCTCGGCACCTGGAATGCCCAGGAGGCATTTAACCCCGAAAAAGATGCAAATGGTCTCTATCAAGGTGGTCTTGGACCGGGGGTGAGCAACATGCCAGATTGGGGAGCCTACAACGGCTATTATCCGGTAGTCCCTCTTACGGCCGGAATAGAACTGGGGGATGGGATAGGTGTCTCCATCTACTCTGTTAAGAATTCGGCCGGGGAAGTTGTCTACAATGCCCCCGTCCCCGTGTTCTTCGGCCTTAAAAACCCGTTTGGCCATTTGTGGCTGGGCAAGAACCGCATCGTCGCCGTAAAACAGGCTGACGGTTCCTATAAGTTCTATGTAGCCAAATCCTCGCTTACAACCTGGAATCCTTCGGACACGGAACACATGCTGGAGGTCGGCACGTTGCCTGCTGTTGCCGCTGCCGGGTGGAGCTATATCAAGAGCATCAACTTTAATGGCCTCGCCGGTGTTCCGGCCGAGCTCGGCGCAACCTCTTCCACATACCGCTCCGACGGCGCTTATTGTGATGTCGCCACTTCTGGCCTCCGTGCTCCGTTGGGTGCTGGCGATGCTAACTCTGGTGGCAGTGATGGCCCGGCGTGCTTCCATGGTAGCGGTGCGCCCTCGAATGCCCTTGCGAACCTGTCGTCGCCCCT